TTCGTCTGCTTCATTAGCGGCAAGAACCTTCCTTGCTCGTATGAGCTTATCTACTGTTAAGCCAACAGCAGTTCCTGTGTTATCTCCGGCAACCCAAGCACCACTGGAATATGCACCTTCACGATAAATGTCAGTACCACCATCACTTCCGAAAGCAGTACCTGTCATTGTTGTGGAGCTTGAAGTAGAAAGATAGGAATTGCCAAATGCGGCAGAAATGATTTCCTCATCAATTGCACGACCCATAGCCATTGCCGCAGATTCGACATAAGCACTTGTTGGGTCCATGATTAAGCGTAATCGGTCAGGATTATCGACCAATTTACCCCAATCATAATCTACTGGTGAAACCCTACGTCTTTCATGAGGAACATCCATCAATGGACTATCCGCATGCCGTGACGTAACTTTCTGTGCGGCAGTTTCATCTACTCGATCAAAGAAAACCTCTTCACCGATTTTCCCTGTTTCGAGTTGAACTGCATTTCGCAGTCTGGAGCCACGTTGTTGAAGCATGTGCTGAACATTAGCACTATACTGCTTCACCATTGCGACATTAATAGAATCGTAAGCCATAAGACTTTCCTATATAAGAGATTACTAAATAATGTCCCTATAAATGAGGAATTGTCCTATAACTAGGGTTCCTTTGAGAGGAACTACCGATGAGCCGTTGAAAACAATCGGGTCATCTCGTCAACCGCTTTTTGATGTTGCGGATGAGTCTTGTCTAAATAGATTTTATTAAACTCGGCATCACCAAGATTGTTGTCGATCTTTTCTTGTGCCATTGCTGGGGATAAAGAATCGCCAATTCCCGGTTCACCGACCATAATGCCATCTTCTTTAAGAAGGTTTCCAATTTTGGAAAACATCTTAACTATTTCAGGATGATTACCTAACCCTGAATCTTCCATAACGTCAAGAGCCTCTTTTGAAGCAAAATTAGTGAATGCTCTACGTGCTAATTCGACATTCTCATTGTATGATTTGCCCCATTCTTTTTGTAGAGCATTAATGCCTTCAACTTGCATTTCACTGTGCCTTGCTTCGGCTTGTTCCATTTGATCATAATTAGCCTGTGAATACATATCAAGAATTTTTTCTGCTTGATTTTGTGACAAACCTAAATTATGAGCAATGTTTTTAAAATCATCTAAATTAGCTTCAGCATACCTTTCATCAAATGTGTATTGATCCGGGCTTTCAGGTCTACCCATGCTGTTGTAGACATCATTCCATGCAGGATCATCTGCATTTTGTGGTACACGCATAAGCTGATCGGCAGGAACACCCATTTTACGGACTGCATGGACATAACTTTTTGCCAGCTTATCAACACTATCAAAATTTCTTAATGAAGGCTCACGAGCCAAGTCATCAGGCAAAGAAGTAGGATCGAAAGCCCACGGGTTTTCATTTCCACCTACATTGCTTATTGGTAACTCTTCCGTACCGCCAAGAATAGTATTCCCGGGAACGGCTGCTATCTCTTCCATCTTCTGCTTTTCTGTTTAATTTATCCAATTCTTCCATTGGAATGTTTACGAGGGAAATTATATCTAAAATCACGGACCTTCTTCCCTCATTAAAGGCACTGTGATGCGTATCATGTGGAACAAAAGTAGATGTATGGACAAAATGCCTTCTAGCTAAATCAGCTAGTATTTCTTTACCATCATCTGTACTAAAAAACTCTTTATATTGTACTTTACGCCGCTTCGCTTTCAGCCCTAGCAATATTCAATCCTGCTTGTGTTCGTTTTTGTTCTGCATCTGCAATGTTTCCTTGGACTTCAGAAGCCGCCATCTGTTGTTGCATTTGCATCTGCATTGCTTGTTCTTCTTGACGTTGCCTCATCATTTCTTCCATTTCTTCTTGAGTTTTTAATACTGATGGAGGCGTTTTAAGTATTTCTGCACCTAATTCTGCAATTCGATGAGTGTTGAATCGCTCAATAACTGTTGGGTCAATTTGTGCCATTGGAAGCATAAACTGGAACAATTGGCTGACAGAGGTTAAATCACCAGATCTCATAGAAATACTGACAGGATTTGTGTATTCAATCCTAAAATTCATTCCCATTACTTCTTGTGGAGGTTCTGGTAACATTCCTGACCTAATCATGACATGCATAGTACGTTCTACAATTGGCCCCAATAGCTCAATTTCCTGTCTTGATACAATTGGTCCTAAAATAGTCAGTCGATCACGTTGTCGCATAGCTATTTCAGTCGCAGTAAATCGTAAGACATCACCATCAGCCGCAACTGGTCCCGGTAATTCCATTAAATCTAAGAAAAATGCTTTTTCGATGGCTTCACGTACTTGACCCATTTTTGCATCAGCATATTCAGGTCTATTTGCTACCGGGAATGGTTGTACCATCTCATTACCAGTTAAACCTGTACGATAATAGTTCAATGCATCAGGAGTGGTCCGTATAGGTGCAAGAAAACCATCATCAGGAAGCATGAGTGGAGGCGAAACCATTTTTTGTAACGCTTTAAGGAACGTCTTTTCCATCTCATTGAGCATGCGGATGTCTGGAAGTGCTTCAAATCCCGGACCTCTGCCATATGTTTCCAAAGCATTTCTATTCCAACGACTACATACATAAGGAAACTCATCAAATCCTCCAACGCTTAGTAAATGTTTTTCATCCAACAAACAATAAGTAGAAATAAAAGGTTTATCTCCTTTTTCTATATCAGGATTAGGATGAGGAAAGACAGCATGCATGCACTTGAACTGTTCAAACAATTTACCCTGCTCAAGGCTTTTTTGGACTTTTTCGGATAAAACTTCAGGAGGATAGATTTCAGCAAGTTCTTTTGCCGAATGCCTAGATATTCTAAATATAGTATCTATTTTCCCATAATAATCTGATGCAAGGTAACAGTCGGATAATGGGAAACATTGATAATATGGACCTTCACCAATTCGGTCTTGGATAAACATTACAGCAGTGCCAAATGCTCCTAAATCAGTATAGTATTCAAAGATTGCAGGATGAAAATTAGAAGAAGGTCTGTTAAAGGCTTCGCCTAACCGAACAGTGCATTCTTCTAGCCATAGCTGAACAGGCCGATATTGGTTTAATTCTCTGTTTTCTGTTTGAATCTGAAACCAACGTAATGCTGAATTGGTCATCATGTTGTGAAGACCTGAAGCAAAACGTGTTAATGCCCTTACAGGAGTAGAATCAAAAATGTACTGTCTTCTTTCTTCACCGGGAGATCTTTCTGTTTCAAAGTCTGCTCTCCGAGGAAGAATATAACGTGCTATCTCCTGCCAGTTTGACTCCCAATTAACCCTATTGGCTTTAAGAGTCTCATAGCGTTTCATTATTTGCTGAACAAAACCACCATCTTGGCTGAAGTTTGGCGATGAATTAGCGATCATCCGAGCATTCCTCTACGAGTTAATATAGAAGCTTTTTTACCTCTTGTTTTATATAGATCTTCTCCAACACCACCTAATGCCCTACGTATATTGGCAGACCATCCATAAGCTCTTGATCCCATTCCACTAGGAGGTGGCTCACTTTCAGTTAAGGCTTCATTAATATTACTGTTATCATCTTCTCCATCATCACCAGTTATATCTTTATAACTTTCATCTATTTCATCAGATCCACCACCACCATCTGATCTTCCGTAAATGTTACTACCTAATCTGTCTTCCCATGCTCCAGCACCAAATGCTCTATTAAACTGGTCAAAAGAAAGCTGATTGCCTTCCATTCCTAGTCTTTTATCCACGAGATTTCCACCACTCCAACCTTCTTTAAAGTCTTCCCATTGCCTTCCGTAATGGTGTGCTCCAACTCGATCTTGCCAATTTCCAGCCGCTAAATCTTTATTAAAATCCCAATGAGCAAATTCGTGATCTCCAAGCCCTAACGTATTCCAGATTTCTCCACCTTCTAGCTTTTGCATTAATAAGGATTTTCCATGGGGAGATCCCATAGGGTTGCTAATAAAACCACCGACATCTTTTAAAAATCCTTTGTTTCTTTGGACCCAACCTGTAGCCCATTTCCCACTTGTAATATCTGATAAGATACTCATATAGACCTTATATTAAGCAGTTCCACCATAACCATAACCAGCTTTTCTACCTTGATAGTCAAGTCCCATTCCAATTCCCATTCCTCCACCAATGCCTTTAAAAGCTTTATAAGCAATACCTTGTTGTTTCATTGCTGTTTTCATTGCCATGTCTTTTTCTTTAACACCAACTCCAGCTTTATGTCTTCGTGTCATTGCTTTTTGATAGTCACTACCTCTACCTACCATAGTATCATATGAAGTCTTTAATCCAGTGTAATCGCTTGTAAATTGTTTATAAGGATCACTAGCTTTAAAATCCTGTATTGTTTTTATATTTTTATCAATTTCAGATAAAGAATAATCAGTACCCCATATATTTTCTGTATATAGCTTGCCAATCCATTTGTCGGCAGTACCCATGATTTGATCATGAATATCATGTTCTTTCCACCATGTTGCATCTTTGTCCCAATACTTTATTCCAAACAATCCAGTTTTTGTTTTACCTCTACGGTGTTCCTGTCTTGTCCAACGTCCACCTTTAAATTCTAATTTGTCACCACGATCCCATGTTCCACCTCCAAGGTTTTGATTATACCAATCGGTTCCTGCTTTTCCTATAGATTGCCCATACAACTGGAAAGCGGCTTGTTTGCCTGTAACTGTTTGGTCACCAACTGTTTTACTAACCATTCCCTGAGAAGCTAAATCTTTTATGAATTTTGCTCTCTGGTGTTGGTCAATTTGGCTTTTACCAAAATGAGTACCATAAACATGAGTACCTATATCACTATCCATATAAGATGTTCCAAGATTCTCATAAAAGTTCATCTCACCTGTAGATGTTAATTTACTTTGAGCATCACTGACTTTTTTGGAAAACCCAAATTTCTTACCTAGATTTTCATAAACATTTAAAATTTCCTTACCTGCACCACCTTCACCATAAAAGCCTTCCCAACTAGAAGTGTATGCTTCTCTTCCTTCTTTTTCTTTAGTATCCCAAATAGCTCCTTCACTTTCTGCAATTTGTTGCTCCTGAAGGGCTAAACCGTATTGTTGTTTTGCTAATCTAGCATCTGTTGCTGATTGATAAAATGAACGTTTCCTGTTCATTTGTTTAGTTAATAAAGAGCTTTTAGCGTATGCCATAATGACTCCTATCAGTCCATTCCTGAAAATAAGGATATTCTTTATCAGTTGCACCAATTGCAATTTTAGGTCTACCCATATTCATGAAAATTGACTTACCAAATCTTGCCGACATTAGTGCATATCTTGTAGCACTCATTAAATCATCTCTTTCTTTGACGATTTTTCCTTCTTTCCTGTGATACATCCTGTATTCACTAAACCATTCTGTCAAGTGCTCGAAAACCTTGAAACTGCCTGACTGCATTTTTTGAAGGATTTCCATAATCCCCGGTTCAACTGCCATACCACCATCTGGATTCTCGAAATGCCTACCAAGCATATTAACCCCCAATTTGCGATATTGCTCCGCAAGCGGTTTCCCAGATCCTTTATCATGTTGTTCACCATCATGAGGCCACGCACAAGGTATCCATTCACCTCTTGCTTTAATTGCATGAGCATGGACAACAGGTGTTTCCGCAGACTGTTTATAAGCATCATAAACATAGAACTTCCCATTTTCAGTATCATGAGCAATCCAGACACAAGCAGTAGGATGAGTCCAACCGAAGTCGATAGCACAGATACGTTGGAAGTATTCAGGTATTTGGAAGGCTTCAATCTTGATTTGATCTTCTGGAATCGGGAATACCAAACCAGATCCCAATACAGGCATACCTTTTGAACGCATGTCTCTTTCATGCGGAGGCAATGCCGCCAAAATCTCTTCACGAATGTCAGGGGATAGGTGAGGTGCATCATCCCATGTTGCATTGAATAAAGCCTGATGAGGTTTAAGTTCATTAATAAATTGTGCAACAACCTGAGTCATTCCTGATTCAGGAGTAAACGTCATGTAGACAAGTCCACCACTTTTCAGCGTTCCTCTGAGTGCTTGGGAGTAAATATCTTGCGGAGGTTCTTCATCCAGCCAAATGACATCAAGTGCTTTACCCATCCATGCTTGGTGTCCTTGTTCGTAGGACTTGAACCAGATTTTTGAGTTTTTACCTGACGAATGTTTGACAAGAACTGATTGATAAGCCTTCGGGATTCCGGGAGCACGTTCAAAGCCCACAATCCTATCTTTTGGTATAGTTCCGTGTCCAAAATCTTCTTCATCTCCGGGTTCTCCTAGCAGTTCTGCTTGTACTATATCTCTAGTATTATTAGATGTATTTCCTGCCGCCCATGCTTTGATAGGCTTTGTAAATCTAGCACCTTTCCACCAATCGGGATAAGCATCTCCAAGAGCATGCATCGTCAATTCCATTGCTCCTGAATAGGTTTTCCCAACCTTGTTTGCCGCCATTAAAAGACGTTGCCTTGCTAACCTTCCTCCTGAATCACGAGCTTCATGAAATTTATGCTGATATTCATAAGGTTCATAATATAGAACTTTATTAGTATCTTTTTTCTCTTGTATTGCCTCTGCAAGTGCAATGGCTTCTTCAAGAGCCTTCGTATTACTCATGATCTAGGTATCGGTTTCCCATAAACAATTTTTCTTGCATAAGGAGGAATAAAAGAACCTATGTTAAATTCCTTACCTGTTTTTTCTGTATCTTTTTTAACCCTTAGTGCATGGATAACATCAGGAAGAACAAATAAGTTTGTTCCAAAAGTCAGTTTGCTTCTTAGCGATCCTTCACCCCATTTTTGCTGTGCTTTAGTTTGTGTCTCTTTTATTTTGCCAGTTGTTGCGACATTGCCTTGTACAGGTGGAGCAGTTGAAGTAACTAACGTACCTTGTCTGTTGTATCCAGTTATTTGCGGAGTTGGCCCTTTATCTGAATAAACACCCTTTGTTCTTGCTTCTATAGCTTTTTCAACAGGAACTACATGAAATTGACCTTGTTTGTCTTGGTAAAAAGTCTGCTTACCTTGATCCGCAGGTTTGCCTTCTTTTACATTGGCTAATTCTATTTCTACATTCTTCTTTTTGATCGCACTAGCAACCTTTTTGAAACTTTTGTGTCTTTCATAATCTATTTCACCACCTTCTATCTCAAAATCTGAAAAAGTTATTTTTTTATATTTCCAACTTTCTTTGCCTTTTTTATCCTTGACTCTAACCCATGCTCTTTCATGACCTTCAAGATCTAATGCATCTGTTCTAACACCACCTCTTTCTGCGGAAGTATCGTAAGATTTGATTTCTTTTCTACGTGCTTTCCCTTCATCGATATAAGTGCTGTGTTG